CAGGTTGCACTACTGCAACAGAGAATAGGCATTTCAAACCTGGAGAGCCAAAGAAATAAGGCTCTACAAAGCGCCCAGTCCAGGGCAGCCTCTGCCGGAGCGTCTGCCGCACGCGAAGCAGCAGCTCGACAGAAACAGCTAGACGCCGCCAGGATTTCTGAGATAAACCTTGTAAAAGAACGATTTGACTACTCCGTAAAAAACGCAAAGTACGAAAAAGGCGAAATAGCTGCGCTTGAGGAAAGAGTCAAGCAGTTAGCTCTGGAGCGGGATGGACAGCTAGAGATAGCAGAAATTAAATACAGGCAAAGCGCACTAAACGCTAAGTCCGAAGCAGAATCAAACAAACTTTGGGATATTTACAAAGAGCAGTATAACCTAATCATGGATCAATACAACTTACAAAATAAGCTAACTGACCTGAAGATTAAGCAACTTAAGATTGAAGAAGACATAGCAGCTTTACAGCGTACTCAAACGGCTACCAACACACGCCGCGAACTAGAACAAGAACTATCGAGACTGACGCTGCCTAATGGTAACCTTGTAGCCGACGCTTTCGACGCGCAGAGATTAGAGCAACTCATACGCTTTGAAAATACTCTTAGGAATATAAACGACCAGATTGAAATTTTAGAAAAGAGGCAAGCGGGAACCAACGGAGAGGCGTTTGCAGAGCTGGATAAACAGATCAAGGGACTAAGAGAACTACAAGAAATCTATGGGACTTTGCTCCCCCAAATCTTTGCAGCCGAAAAGCAGCAACTCGCATACAACCAAGCACTGAGCTTTGCCCAAGGACCAGTCAGTAATCTTGTCGGCGGGCTACGTGAGGTGGCGGCTGGAACGAAATCCGTTGAGCAAGCGTTCGCTGATTTCCTGAACGGTCTTGCGGATCAGCTGGCTCAGACTGCTGCGCAGATGATCGCTCAGTACATCGCGATCGGTATTGCACGCAAGTTTGCAGGCATTGCCACCGGTGGGGGTGGGGACGGCGGCGGCGGCCTGGCTGCATTCACCGGAGGCTTTACTGGCAGCGCAGACCCGTCCACCCGGTTCGGGTTGCTACCTACAAGCAACATCCCCTTCCGCGCAAATGGCGGTCCAGTTTCCGGCGGTTCCCCCTACGTCGTTGGTGAGAAAGGGCCGGAGCTTTTTGTTCCTGGACGTAGCGGCAGCATCGTTCCAAACGGCGCCATGGCTGGTGAGACCGTCGTGAACATCACGGTCAACTCCAACGGCAGCGGGAACACAGCATCACGCGGCGATAATTCGGGTGAGACGACACGCCTCGCCAAGATGATTGAAGCTTCCACGCTCGCGATCATCAACCGCGAGAAACGTCCAGGTGGCGCCCTGAGGTAATCCATGCCGGTCAACTGCAACCAAGCAATCACCCTGACCAATCTTTGCGTCACCCCCGAGGCAAAGAAGTCCGTATCGTTTCGGACGCTCCAGCAGCAGTACGGCGACGGCTACATGGCCCGCCGCCAAGACGGACTCAACCCCGTCAACTACACCTGGGACGTCAGCACACCGCTGATGCCTATAGACGAAGCACTGGCATTCGAGAACGAGCTGATCGCCAACGGCACGGGTTTCTTCAACTGGACACCCCCCGACCGTTCCAGCGAAGAGACCTTCATCCTTGATCCGGTCGAATGGGAATGGACCTGGGGCAGTGACAGCATGGCGTCAATCAACTTCACGCTGAAGCGCTGGTACAGCTGATGGCTGACGACAGAACTTTCAGGGATAGCGCCGACCTTCAGGGTCTCAGCGGCGACACGATCGTCGAGTTGTTCGTGCTGGATCTCCAGTCAGCCGACTACGACAACAGCGTTCCAGACAAAGACCGCTATGTCTTCTTCTGTAACTGGCGGATAGCTGACGGTCGCCCTGTGTTCTTTGGCGGTCAGGAGTACATCGCCATCCCGTACAAAGCGGAGGGGTTTGAGATCCGCAACGAGGGCGTGCTGCCCAACCCGACGCTGACGATCGGCAACATCGGCCTGGAGTTCACCTCGCTGGTCAACAGCTTCGACGATTTGCTGGGCATGACGGTTTATCGCCGCCGCGTGCTGGCCCGTCACCTCGATTCCGGCAGCAACCCCGACGTCAACGCCCGCTGGCCAGATGAGACCTGGTTCGTGCAGCGCAAGGCGTCCGAATCAAAGCTGTTGGTGACGTTCGAGCTGTCGACGCCGTTTGACCTAGATGGGCTGACGTTGCCCAAGCGCCGTGCGTTGCGTTACGCCTGCCCGTGGCTGTATCGCGGTGCCGAGTGCGGGTACACAGGCGGTCCAGTCGCTAACGAAAAGGATCAGCCAACAACGGACCCCGCACAGGACAAGTGCGGCAAGCGGGTTTCAAGTTGCAAGCTGCGTTTTGGCGGCAGTAACGATCTCCCATACGGTGGGTTCCCAGGTTTAAGCCTTTGAACTGGTTGTCACCCGAAGAAATGGACTCAATCCGTTTCTTGTCCTGCGCCATCCCCGACAAGGAGAGTTGCGGGTTTGTCCTTACAAACGGGTCCGTTGTCGTGGTGGAGAACACTGCGAACGACCCGGTCGACGAGTTCGCAATTAGCCCCGACGACTACCTCAAATACGAGGGACGCATCAGAGGCGTCTGGCACTCCCACCTCACACTTTCGGGCTTCAGCCAGCTCGACCAGCAGGTGCTGTCGGCGGACATCCTTCCGTGGGCGGTGTACTGCATGGGGGACGACACGTTCCATCAGTGCGACCCCGAAGGCAGCGCACCCCTACTGGGCAGGCCGTTCGTTTTCGGTGTCTACGACTGCTACAGCCTGGTACGCGACAAGCTGACCGAACTGGGGGTAGACCTGCCCGCCTGGGAACGGGGGAAGTGGGGCGAATGGAACACGCCCACATTCAGCGCGTTCGACGACACATGGAGAAGTGTGGGTCGCCCCGTAACCAACGGCCGCTACCAAGAGGGAGACATCCTGCTGCTGAACCTGGGTGACTACGCAGGCCACACAGACCACGTTGGTGTATTCACTTCGCACCGCATATTTATCCACCACGCAGTGGGTCAACGCAGTCGGGAGCAGGTCTTCGGGAGCTACTGGTCGCGCCGTCTAAACTGGGTTGTCAGACCAAACGAACTGTGGAACGACTCCGAAAAGTCAAACTTCTAGGAGCCGCAGGGCGTAAGTTCGGTCGTGAATTTGAGATTGCAATAAGCAGCCCCGCTGAAGCATTCCGCGCACTGTGCGCCCTCTGCCCAGAACTCCGTGGTTGGGTACTACAACAACACGACAAAGGAGTTGCCTGGCGCGTCGTAACTGACCGCGCCGAGGGCACAGCAGAGGACGAACTCACAATGGAGACTGGTGCGACGACGATCGTTTTTGCACCACAGGTTCAGGGCTCCGGCGGCGGCGGTTTTGGGCAGATCGTTGCGGGCGTGGCACTGATCGCCGTGGCGCTGTTCGTCCCCGCTGCAGTCTTCGGACTCACGTCCATGCTCAGCGTCGGCCTGCTGGGCGGTGCTTTGGTACTCGGCGGCATCGCGCAGCTGCTTACACCCACACCTGTACTGAAGGAGCAGAAGAAAACAGGCGAGCAGGGCAGCACCGAACTCGAATCCAACCTCTTCACCCGCAACTCAGGAAACGGTGCGCAGGGGGAGGTGGTCCCAGTGCTCTATGGGCAACGACGCATACCAGCTCCTCGCGTTGTCTCCTTCGACCTACGTCTCTTGCCTAAGTCGAGGCAAGTGACTGTTGCGGGCACCAACGGCCTGCTGGGTTACGTCAACCAACAAGATCTCTAATGACTTACATCTACGGCGCTGGTGGTGGCGGCGGCAACAGCGGCAAGCGGCAAAAACAGAAGGAGGCCCCCAGGCCACAGATCACCCAAGACGATCCAGAGCTTCGGTCGATCAGCTTTGCGCAGATGCAGTTCATGCTCTGCGAGGGCGAGGTCGAAGGCCCAGCATTCGGCAACACACAGCAAGGACTGGAGCGCAGTGTCTTTCTGGACGACACCCCTGTTCGTGACGCGGCCGGGAACGTAAGCCCCCAGCCTGAGGATCTTGTCTTCAGCTGGGGCCGCCCGCACAGCGAACAATCCGGTGTGCCGTCTTTCAGCCGTGTCAGCAACACAATCGGCGTCGACACCCTTGTCCAATTTGGCACCCCCGTAAGCCAGAACGTCACTGCCGACGTTGTTGGTGCGCAGTACTACGCCCGAGTCATCCTCACCTGGCAGTCCCTCTACGTACAGGTTGTCAACGGGAAGAAAACTAAAGGCAATGACGGCGACATCAGAGCCTGGGCCGTTAGTTACCGCATCCAGGCAACGGACAGCCTCGGCACTGTTCGCACCTACTTCGACGGGGAGCTGAAGGGCAAGTTCAGCAGCAGCTTCCAGAAAGCGCATGAGTTCCCACTCGAAGGCGTCGGACCTGACTGGACCATCACTGTCACCAGGCTTAGCGAAGACGACGATGCCGCCGACCCAAATATTGAGGTCCGCCACAGCGTCTTTAACTTCAGCACGGTTGTGCTGTCGCTGGACCAGAAGTTCAGCTACGCCCACACCTCAATGCTGAGCGTCGGCATCCGCGCTGACCAGTACTCCAGCATCCCGAACGTCTCGGTCGAGATGAAGGGGATGCGTATCCAGATCCCCAGCAACTACGACCCAGTCGCCCGTACGTACACCGGCACCTGGAACGGGCTCTTCAAGATCGGCTACACCGACAACCCTGCTTGGGTGTTGCGGGACATGATTTTGAACGACCGCTACGGCTGCGGTCAGTACATCAGCGACGCCGCTGTCGATAAGTGGAGTCTCTACGAGATCGCGCAATACTGCGACGGGTTAGTCGATGCACCTGGCGGTGGATCGGAACCGCGCTTTACCTGCAACCTGCTGCTGCAAAGCGGCGAAGAAGCCTGGGACGTGCTGCAACAGATCAGCAGCAT